GTCATAGATAGGCAACACATTTTTAAGTATGTCCTCTAACCTGTATAAATATGGATTGTCTGTGTCTTGACCGCCCCATAAATTTGACATAACCCACCTAGATTGTTTTGAAAGGATGCCGTGCCTTACTAGATGGTCTTTTAACCACAGGTAATGGTGATGATCACTTTCCTCCCATATTGCGTGGTTATCATTAAGCGTACCATAAGGATTTTGCCAACATTGCCACCATTCCTCAAGCTTATGGCTTTGCCACCAAAGATTGTCTTTTTTTAAATTAAACATTTTGTGACCTCCTAAAATGTTATTTACTTATACTTATAGTTTAAAGTCCTTATTATCTAGTGACTAATGTCCTCAGGTCTTATTTAATCTTAGTAACAGTCCCTCTCAATAGCTATGCCAAATTGTTTGATAAACGTCAGCAAGTGCCAGACTGCTAAGTCATACGGTAATTGCCTAGTTTTACAAAAGTTAAAAGCTGGATTATTACAGTACGCCAATTTATTAGCGTGTTGTAATAAGATAAAAGTCTCACATTGATTCTCTTCACCTTTGCCATTAAATGCAATTTGATCATCACTTTCTGTTTGGTCCTCTATAAATTCACCAAACACTGTTTTAATATAGTTGTACTCATCTTTTATCTGTTTCCATTCGTCATCGCTAAATGACTTGTCTTGTGTCCAATAGTTTGAATATCCCATTTTGTGACCTCTTAAAATGTTGTTTATTTATACTTATAGTGTAATGTCACTATTGTCTGGTGACTAATGTCCTCAAGTCTTATTTAATCATCGGAACGAATACGAATATGGTATAGAGGATGATTGATGATGAAGATGATTGATAACGAGGATGATTGATGATGATTGTTATTGTACCCGTATTTGTCTAGGTCTCAGGATTAGGGTTGGGTCTCGTCTCTCAGGATTGGGGTGGGACGCGATTGGTTAACCGCGTCCCGTTGTCCTTTATCCTTGGACTACAAGTTTGACGTAAGGCGTCATCCAGTATTTACTAGACGAGCTGTATCCTCCGTGCATAAGTGCGTGGAGACATACAGGTTGCTTACGACTGTGACCGTCAGTGGCAAAATGGTTGAGAACCTCCTTTAAGTTTTTAAAGGTCTTGTCCCCATCCTTACCTTTTAACATGCCGTCCTGAATGCGTTGTCTTACGCCTCCAGCTTTACCGCCATATCCAAAAGGTACAGGTTTGTCACTTTTAAGGTCGACGTTGTCAAGAGGAACGATAACTACGTTAGCCTCACTGCCTCCCGCCTTTTCCTTAACAAAGTTCCAGATATCATCATAAGACAGCTCTTTACCATTTACTACAAGCTCCGCCTTTTTGATAACCGCCTTAGTCTTAGCGACTTTAGCCTCTGGCTTTTGTACTATTAGATTTTTCATATCTAACTCCTTTCTTCAAGTTAGTAACAGGTAAAACCGCTCACCTGTTATATAGAACTATAGCATAGCGAACTTAAGATGTAAAGCATTATGACAAATTAAGATAATCTTTTTTATCCCGTCATCCTCTTTCTTCCTCAATGCCTTTTAGTCAACGACCGAAGGTCCTTTGTCCAACGACCACCGACTTTCTCTCTTATGTTGGGTCTTCGTTTTGTGCTATAATAAAATCAATTGCTCCTTTAAAATCGTTAGGGGAGCTCCAGTCAGGAGTACATGGACAATCGTTTTCCACCAGTTGCATTGATCTTTTTCCCAGAAATATATTTATGGTTTGCGAGGAAGGATGGGCAACCAAGTTCACAACAAGTCCATTTTCTCTAGAGTATCTGGTTTGCCAAGCAATTTGATGTGGACTAAGCTTAATACTCTTTAGCGACTTTAACCTGTGAACTTTCAATTCTACCCAAAAACTCACTCCATTTTTGATGCCATGTAGGTCTGGGATTCCAGGACAAACTAATGATTCAACCCTACTCCAAAGGACACCATAGCCCTCTGTTTCAGTCTTTAATTTTTTCCATAGATTGGATTCTAATTGTTTGGTTTTACTTTTCAGGTTCTTTTTCTTCTTCAGATTTTATGATTACATTGCCTTCAATAACTGATCCCAATACAGGATACTCTTGTTGCAACTTTTCTATTGCCTCAATAACTTGTTCTCTAGACATTTGATCAATGTTGCCATGTAGTATCTCTTTACGATCAATGTATAATCCTGCCGCTTGTCCTCGTTTTGTCTCTGCCGCGACTGCCGCTGGATAGTTGCCGTTCTTCATGGCTTCATCACGAATCTCTGCTAGTTTTTTCACATGTCCTTCAAAAGTAACCTCGTACTTTTTAGATAATTCTATTTTAAGTTCTCTAATTCTATTAACTACATGAGGGTAACGCTGACCATTAAGTAACTGAGACGCAATGGCATGGGCAGACTTTTTAGAATATCCTGCTTTGAGAGCCGCCTCAGTTTGTGATATGTCCTCACATACATACAAGCGACAAAACTCCTCTTGCTTTGGAGTAATGTTTTTCTCTGTTCTTGGATTCGCCACTATCTCAAGAGTTTTCTTATGAGTTGCTTTAGCTTTTGCCATCAATAAATCCTCTACTTTGTATTATAGGACGAAATGCAAAAGAAGTTAATAAATTATTTCTCTTGTTAAATCTTCGCGTAGACCTCGTAAGTAGATCAATATATACGGTAATTACAATATCACCATTTGTTAAGTCATTGATTTATAACAGATATTATGATATTGTATATTTTCCAATCTTAAAAAAGTAATTTACTGAAATCCATTATCCAGTATATATAGAAAACTATCTAACGAACCCATAACCATTGTCTAAGCTATTTGGTTAACTAAACCACTACCAAAAATTTGCGAATAGTCTAATAAAGCCATTAGAACCTCGGAACAAGTTCTTATAAATATCAGCAAACAAAAAACCCTCGATGTATTAAACACCGAGGGAGGAATGTCATTGTATGTGGGGGTCAGTAAACTGACCTGTTTTGAAAAGATAAGTCTATGAAAACAAATTTCATAATTTCACCCTATACTGATTTTGACCAGTGTGCAACTCTTATTGTTCAGGATTATTATAGTCAATGTTTATTTTTGTCTTTGTTTTTTTACGATTTAACAAAGCAATCCTGCGGTTGATTTTTACCATTTCTTCTTCAAACCTTTGCATTGCTTTATCGTTGCTGAATATGAGTGAGCAGAGAAAATTTATCAAAACGCCACATTCTCTATTGGCGGTCCAATCACGCTCGGCTTCTCTTTGACCCCAAGCTGAATGAACACGCTGTTCTTCCATGAACTCCTTTTTAGCTAATTTCAGGTACTCGCGTATGAGTGCTCGTGTTTCATGCATGGTTTTTGTGTCACCATAGGGCATTAGTCTAATAATTCCATGTATGCCTCGGGGTTGGTTTCTCTAAACCAGTCTAAACATTTTCGTATCTTTTCGTAGTCTGGGTTGGGGAGTGCTTGTGCTCCCATAATGTAAGAGTACACTGCCTCTTCATCTGGTGTAAGGGTTCGCACAACTCCAGAAAAAGGATTAGCAACCGTAAGCAAATCATGTCCTTTAGGTAGCACATGAAACTTCTGGTCTATGTCTAGATTTTTAATTTTTCTTGTTGTCATTATTACCTCCTAATATAGTTAATAACTCTTTTATCGCTTTTGTTTGAGCATTTACCAACGCTCGTGTAGCGAGTAAACTTTTCTTCAGCTTTTGTGTCTCATAAAATAATTTTCTATATTCAGAAAAATTTTTACTTACTTGCTCACCTAAGTTTTCATAGTTAGCTCTAATTTTTCCTGCGGTATAGTCTACCTCGTTTGAATCAGCGTATGTAACTTCATCTCGAGAAGCAATGTCAGCACAGACAGCTTCATCTGCAAGTATGATTTCTTCTACTTCAGTGCGGAAATTAGTTTTAATAGTATGTATATTATCACTGCCCACACGAGCACCGATATCATTACAGGCATCATTTATATTTTTCTCCTTATTCATTGGTTACCTCCTTTAATTTTTCAAGGTTGTTTGTGTCTCTGGTAAATTCCCAAATAGGCATAGACAACGCTCGTAAAGCGAAACCTCTGCCCATTTTTTCTAAATGGTCATCGAGAGCTTTTTCTAGTTTAAATGCGTGAGCAAGGTTAATCGCTATATCTACACATTGTACTCCTACTAGTTTGTCTACTACTTTACCGTCAACATATATGCTCCCTTTATAACTACCGTCAGAATGATGTGTTCTCAAAAACTGAGCAACATAATCTTCAGGGAATCCTATTTGAATAAATGCGTTAGGTTTAAAAAGACCCCAAGCATCAAAGAATATTTTATAGTCATCTTTGGACATATTGTGTAAGACCTTAAATAAGTCTTCAGGTTTTGGTTGTTTTTTCATAAGTATCTCCTTTCTAAAAATACCTTATAATATTATTATAACAGTCTAATAAATTGAGTTGTAGGCTCTATTTATCTTGTTTTGTTTTCTTACTGGTAGATGGATAAAACCACAGTCTGTACTTGCCGTCTTCTGAATATCCAGCTTCGTACCATGCTCTTTCATCTATCCATTTTTGCACTGTTTTGATACCCCACTTTTTACAAAAACAGATTATATTTTGTGATTCTCTGCGATTACACACAATACTATCGCCATCGTCTAACTCAGTAATCCATTTATATTTATCAACGTATCTACTAGTACCAATCCTTTTTTTCTCCCTTTTAGGTATCGGTACGTTTTTTTCTATTTTAAAATCATTACTCATTATTTTTAAAATCTCCTTCAAGCAATGGTTGTGCATCATCTCCATATTCTGTGCCATCATAAGTAATCGTGATGCCTTTTGAATATTGATACTCTTTGCCCTCATCTTCTATCTGTGAGTCTTGATAAATTTCTGAAACTTCTTCTTCTGTTAGCTGTCTATCACTTTCAATAGTCCATGACCTTACATCAACAGATGATTCACTTGCTTGATATATATATTTTTTACTCATTAACTTTCTGTACTTCCTCTACCTCAGGTCCTTCACATTCTTCTTCTACAACATGTGGACATTTATTTATAGACTCTTCAGCTACTTCCCAAGCATGTTCTTCATTGTCAGCTTCAATTACTCTATTTTCATAGATTTTGTTACTTATCGTTATTTCATATTTTGGCATTGTTTTCCTCCTGTTATATAACTCTATATGGCTCTTCATTTGTGTAGCCACTATCAACACAATCTATTTTCTTACCATGTTCCATAAAATACATAGCTATATCTTCATCACAACCGCCATATGTCATTATCTCCTTGATAAATTCATCATCAAGTTTTTCATCAGGTATCTCATAGATATTTTCTTCCCATGTATTTATTGCTATTTTCATTTGTTTTCCTCCGTATTATGTTTTTTCATTAAATCTTTTATTGCTTTTTCTATTT